CTGATCGACGGAAAACCCGCAGTTCAGCACCCGATTGGGCGGTAGGTTGGCAGACACCACGCCGCCCGAAAGCGTGAGCCCGCCGCCAATCTGGATTTCTTCGACGGCCCCAGTACCGCCAGTAGTACGCCCTAAGAGTCGAGCAGTGGACATCGTGAGCCCGGACCCGGTGATCGCGCCGGGCCCGATCGCCCCAATACCTGCGCGCAGGGCGGCAACGTCTGCGTAGCTACCGCCGGTGCCACCGTTCGGGGTTGTCAGGGGGATTGCGACAGCGCCGGCGAGCGCATCGTAGTTGGCTAGTCCCGTAGCGGGCGTCGGCACGGTGAGGCTGGCGGTGCTGGAATCGGAATCGGAGAGCGTGAACGAGCGGGCGATCAGATCGCGTGCGCGCTGCACCAGCATGGTCAGCTTGTCCAGCGCGGTCTCGTGGGTCTGCGCCGGGAACGGGTCATTGGGTGGGTACTTGACCCCCTGCAACTGGTCCGGCTCACGAATGATCACCACGTTGCCTACGCCGACCCCTGGCGCCACCACCATCGTCACGGTGCCACCGGCCGGATTCCCCGCGCCGGTGACTGCGTAATCAGTGGTAATTGCCTTTTTCACGCCGGCGACGTAAACCGCCAGGTCGCTGGCCTTCAGGAAATAGAACGGAGCCGTGAAAGCCACGGTTACGCCGTCGCCGTTGTGGGCGATGCGCGAGTCGGTGGTGTTGACAGTCAAAATACCCTCCTATTGACCAAATGCCGCGCCGATATTCGGCATGCGGTCGGGTAAGTTGGCGCCCGGGCGGGCCCAATAGTCCTGTCCCCAGTCCTTGCGCGCGGTGGCCTGCATGCGCGAGAGGTAGCCGGGGCTCAGGTATTCCTGTGCTTCATGCAGCAGCAGGTGGTCGATGGCGCCGCGCGCGTACCAGAGGCGCAGGAACGGCAGGTTGCTGGAAGCAAAGCGCAGGGCTTCCGCCGGCGCGTTGGTGCGCTCGCCGCGCGCGGCTTGGCCGATGTTGCCCAGGGTGAGGTCGGCCGCCTCGATCAGCGAACCGAACACCGGACCGCCGGCGAAGCCGACCCAGTTCGGCGTGCCGTTCCGGCTGTTCCCGCCGACGCCGGTATAAAGCACGTCGCCGTAGATGCCCATGCCTCCGCCCTGGACGAACGCGGCGCCCAAGAATTTCAACTTGGACATATCCCGCGGGTCTTTGCCCATGATGATGTCCTTGAGTTGCAGGGACAGCGCGCCGAAGGTGGTCAGCCCAGCCATCAGCGCCACGGCGTACAGCGCGCCCCGCGCGCCGCCCTCCATCGAGCCGATCTCTGCGATGCGGTTCATGTGCCGGGAGACCATGGCCAGGGGGAACGACTTGAACATGGTCAAGGTGCGCAAGAACTCGCCGCTGACGGTGCCCTTCTGCGTGCCCTGCGTCAGCGCGGTGCGCGTCAGCGCGTCCGGCGACAGCACGGCGAAGTCGGCCTCGTCGGCGATATAGCCCAGCAGCTTGGAGACCGCGGCATTCTTGGCCGCGTCGTCGATGCCCTCGATCGCGCGGATGCTCTCCGGGGTCAGCATCTGGCTGGCGCCGCGCTGCTCGGGCTTGGCCTGCTGCCACACCTTGAAGTCCGCTTCGGTGATGCCCTTCAGCTCGAGCCGGGCGCGGTCGGTGGCATCCAGCGCCGCCCAATCGGTGCGCGACATCTTGCCCAGGCCGCCCATCAGCATCGTGGAAAAGCCGCGCTTGAGCCCGTTGGTCCAGGCGTCGAGCAAGGACACCTTCATCGTGGCGTTGGCGAGTTTGGACGTCCAGCGGTGGCCCAGGTTGCCCTCGGCCCAGCGATTCAGGTCGCCGATCACCGAATCGGTGGCCATGCCGGTGCGGTTCGCGTATTCCGCCGACTCGGCCCCGAAGGCTTTCAAGGTGGTGCCCAGCGTTTCCCAGAACGGCAGGTTGTGATAACGCGCGGTGAGGAACAGCGTGGGCACGTCCGTGACGGCCGACAGCAGGGTGCCCTGCAGCTTGGCGGCTACCGTCCACTCGCGCACGCCGGTGCCGATCGCGCCCAGCAGCGGGTTGATGGTCTGGGAGGTGTGGCCGCTGATCGTCTTCCACAGGTTTTCAGCGGTGACCGCGTAGAACGGGCCGAAGTGCTTCACCCCGCCGTCCTCGATGATGGCCTGGTCGTTGAGCAGGTGGAAGCTGGCGTCCGGGTTCGGGCCCATGCGTTCCACCAGGCCGATGTCGCGCGAGAGCGCCGTAACGTGGCCGATCATCGCGTCGTAGACCGTGCCCTGTCCGAACTCATCCATGTAGGCCATGTAGGAATCGGCGTCTTTGAAGTGGATCTCGCGGTGCTGGCTGCCGCGCTTCGCGCGCGCCATGTCGCCCTGGAACTCGCCGGGCTCCATCTTGTTGAGGCCGCCGGTGGACAGCGTTGCGTATGCCTCCTTGAGCATGCCGATGATTTCGGAGTCATCCATCAGCCGGCCGTCCTCGCGCAAGTAGCGGTCGCGACGCAGGAGCGGGAAGGTCTTGGCCACCCATGCCGGATCACCGGCTTTCAGGATCCGCGCCTGGTCGTGGGGCTGGGGAATGTAGCCGTACGCCAGCCGGCCGATCTCGCCGCCGGCGGCGTTGAAGCGGGTCCGCATTTGCTCGATGGTTTCGAGCCAGGCCTTTGCGCCCTTGGCGGCCACCTCGTTGCCGGTCTTCTTGCCGAACACCTCCTGCACAAAATCGCTCATTGCCTTGGCGTCATGCACCAGGCCAAGGAAGCGCGGCTCCATCGCGTCGATGGCATCCCCCATGTCGGCCACCGCTTCGCGGACAACGCCCTTCACGTAGGTGTCCACGTTCTCTAGGGTGCGGCCCACCGCGCGCGTCGGCGTCATACCGTGCGCCTGGTAGGTCTGCTGCTCGGCCTGCAGGCGGCCGGCGGCCTGCATCGCCGCGACGTTGCGCTGGGCCTTCTTGGCGGCTTCGGCGAGAAGGGCTTCGGCCGCAGCCTTACCGGCTTCCGCGCCGCGCTCCGCGTCGGACAGCGCGCGCCAGGCGGCCGGGTCGCGCCGCGCCAGCACGCGCATCTGGTTGGCCAGGTCGTTCTCGATCTTCCGCAGGTCAGCGTCAGAAAGGGGCCGGCCCACGGCCGCGATGATTTCGGCTGCGCACTTGGGGCTCATGAACCGTTCCCCAGCATGCAGATGATGGCGGCCTCGTAGGCCTTGGCGTCTTGCTCGGCGCGGTCGAATTGCGCGGCTACGCTGTCCGCGATCTCGCGGGCGGTAAGGGTTTGGGGTTTGCCGTCTTCGCCCACCATCCCGGTGGGGACCAGCAAATCGGGATTGCTGTCCGCCGCGGCGCGCGCGGCCTGGACTTCAGGCGCTACTGCGCCGGCTTGGCCGGAATCAGGGGCGCGCGGGGTTTCACGTTGCGCAGCGCTTGCAGCATCTGCGCCGCCGAGCGGTCGGCGTGAGCCTCCAGATCGCTCGTAGAGGGCGTCTGAGATTGCGCCGGCGGCGTGGGTTTCGTCGAGGATGTCATTGAGTTTCCCTTCGATGCCATTATACGCGCCTTGGGGCAGTTTTTCCATGCTGGAAACCGCCCGCGGCTGCTCTCCGGAGTTGTCAAACAGGCGGAAAGAGACGCGCTCGTCGCCGGCGTATTGCTCGATCAGGCTGCGTACCGTTTCAAACGAGCCTTTGTGCCCGGCGGCATGCGCATCGACTTTGACCGGCCGGCCTTCGTCGCGCGCGCGGGTCAATACGCCGTTCTTCCAGGCCTCAATCGGGTCGCGGTACACGTAGTGGACGATGACCTTGTGGCCGGCGTCCAGAGCGGCGTCGATTTTCGCGCGCGCCACGTCGAATTTGCCAAGCACGCCGTCCGACATGATCGGCGTTCCCGATTCCAGCCCGCCCAGCGCGGTGCTTTTCCCAGCGCCAGCCCCTCCGGCAGTAAATTCCAGCACTTGCCCGGGCGGTAGCTCTGCGATGCGCGCAGCGTAGTATTTTTTGATGAAGTTGCCGGCGGCGCTGTACACCTCGGCGGCGCGGCCGCGGTCGGCGCGGTATTCCGGCGACAGCTCGCGCGCCAGGTCGGTGTTGTGCACGCGCCCGCCTTTGGTCTCGGGCATCGCTTCGTACTCGCGGCGCAGGACATCGAAATCGGTGTCGACGCGCAGCTGCAGGGCGTCGCCGATGGTCGGCGGCCGTTCCACGGCGACCTCGCGGGTGAGTTCCGCGCGGGCGGTATCCAGCGCGGCGACGCGCGCGGCGTTGTCCTTCGTGGCGAAGGCAGGGCCAACCATCTCAGGCGGCACTTCCACCGGCTTGTCGCGCAGTAGCGCTTCCAGCGAGCCATCCAGCGCCTTGGCGTGTGCGCTGGCGGCGGCGGGGTCGGTCGGCACACCGGGTGCGGTGTCGAGCGCCGCATGCTTGACCTGCTGGGAGGTGAGAGCCGCATCGGCCGCAGCTCGCGCCCGGCCGCTGGCGCGCAATTCGATAGCCGCCGTGCCGGTGCCGAAGAAGGCGCCGAGGAGGCCATCGGCGATCAGGGCGTCGCGCTCCAGCGGTTCGTACTGCTCGGCCATCGTCTGATAGCCGGCGGACTTCAGGATGTTGTGCGTGGCGCCGCGCTGCGCCATGCCGGTGGCCATGTTGACGCCGGCGCCGAACACGGCATTGCGGCCAAGATCGATTCCGCTGCGCGCGCCAACGCTCATCGGCGCGCCGACCGCCACGGCGGTGGTGATAGCGGTCGTGGTGCCCACCAGGTTGGCGGTCGTCTTGTCCACGCCCTTGGTGATCATCTCGCCGCGCTGGGCCATGCCTTCCAGCACGCCGGCCCCGCCCGGGCCCGCGATCAGGGCCGAGCCGCCAAGGTCGATCAGGCCGTGCATCACCTGGCCGACCACGCCGGTGGTCGCTGGGTCGGGCTTGAGGTCGGAGACCAGCTTGTAGTTGTTCAGCTGGCCTTCGTCGAACCAGCCCTCCAGTTTCGTGCCGAAGGCGCGATCGGCCGCGCGGTTGAATGGGCGGATCACCTCGTTGCCGAAGTCGTAGACCAGGGAGGCGCCCTTCATGGTCAGCCGCGCCGCGCCCAAGCCCAGGCCGGTGGGGATGCCTGACAGCCAGGAAGCATCCGGCGCGGCGGCGCCCAGCCTCACGCCTTCGCGCGCCGCGATGGCGTCGATATTGGCCGCGCCCTCGGTGTCGTAATAGTTCATCGCTGGCCCGGGATCGCGTAAATCAGCGGATTGAACTGGGAGCCGACAGTCAGCACGATGGGCTTGCGGTCCTTGCCTACCACCGGCAGGCCGCCCAGGGTCGGCACATACTGGCCAGGCTCGCGGTAGTTGATCAGGCCGTAGTGGGACCATTGATCCGCCGTCGAGTCCGGCAGGCCGTTGGCCTTGATCGCGGCGCGGAAGCTGTCCTGCACGGCCGACATGAAGCGCTTGTCGGGCATCGACGGCGGCAGGGACACATTGCCCTGGCCGTTCACGTTCATCAGCCGGCCGATCGACGCGCCGATGGCCTCTTTGACCAGGCCACCGTCGATGTCCTTGCTGTCCTTGGTAAGGCGCCCCAGCTGGGCGGCCTTGCCCACGTAGTAGGCGGTGGCGACCTGCAGATCCTGTTCCTGGGTATCGGCCCGGCCGCGCCAGACGTCGCCGCCGTAATCGGCAATTGCCTTGCGCAGCAGGTCCATGGGCGGGATGAACATGCTCTTGGTGTTGCCGTCCTCGGCTTTCTGGGCCTTGGTCTTGTTGAGGATGTTCTCGCCGGTCAGGATGGTTTCCGCAACCTTGGCCGGGGTCTCGGTCGTGTCGCTGAAGGTGCCGGAACTGAGGATCATTGCGTAGTGCTGCACCGCGATGTCGCCGGCGCGCGCCTTCACCGGCGAGCCTTTGGCGACGACCTTCATCACCTGGCGATATTCAGCAGGCTCAAGCGCGATGCGCATGTCGCCGAAGTACTGGATTTGCGCGGCCACCGGCGCGTTGTCCAGTTTCTTACTGATTGACCCGGCTTCCTCGGTACTCATGGGCGGCATCTCCTGGCCGGCTACGGCGCCGGCGCGCGCTGCCTGCACCACGCGCTCCTTGATAGCAGGCGCGGATGCCTTGGGGTTCGTCCAGTCGATTTGCTTGGGTGGTGGCGCCCAGCCCACCTTCACTGCGTAGCTGTAGGGGTCGGACTGCAACTGCGCCGCAGCTTCGCGCTCGATGCCCTCGAAGCGCTTGAACAATTCCACCCGATCGGGCGTGTTCGCCTGTTCGCGGTTTGCGTTCAAAAACTGTTGCTGTTTGTCCAGTGGCAATGCGCGGAATTGCTGGGCAGCGTTGGAATTGCTGATGGCCTTTTCGAGTTCGTACTGATATTCCGTTCCACGTGAAACGGATTGCGCGCGCGCCAAGCGCTCCGGGTCAAGCTTATAGCCGGCGTTAAGGACGCCGACAGCTTCGCCCACGTCCTTTTTAATGAACTTCTCCTGAAGGTCGCGGTTCGCGCGCGCCTCCATGTCCAGGCGGCGCACCTCCTGCGCGGCGACCTGGCCGAAGTGCAGGCGCTGCTTCACGTCCATGTCGTCGATGAAGGCAACGCCGGTTTTCTTGATCTCGCCCGGCGCGCGCGCGGCGCCGGCGTCGTCGAAGGCGGTTTGCAGCGGCGCGGCGCTCGGCACGCCGAATTTTTCGTATTTCGCCTTGATGCTGTCCGCGTACTGCTGGCGTGACACCCGGCCGTCCGTGATCTCCGGGTTGTTGATCCGGCCGCCCTCGATGGCGCCCTCGCCGCCAAAGTAGCCAGCGCCGACCAGCGAAGGATCGCCGTCAGCCAGCTTTTGCAGCTTTGCGATGTAGCGGATCCCGGCGCGCGCGTTGTTGATCGGGTCGGCGCGGCCCTCGTCGGTGCCCATCATGCGGCGGTATGTGGCGGGGATGACCTGGAAGCCGCCCTCGGCGCCCTTGTCGCTGGTCTTTGAGTTTTTCCCGCTGCTTGATTCCTGTTCCCAGATGGCTGCCACCATGCGGGGGTCGGCGCCTTCCTCCTGGGTGATCTTCAGGATGTGCGCCGGCAAGCCGGCATCGCCCCTGTATTTTGCTGCGGGCTTTATGCCCATCGAGCCGTTGAGCGCATCCAGGACGCCGCGCGCGTTTGCCTTGATTGCCGTGCTGGCCGCCGCGGTGATCAGCTTGTCGCGCGCCAGTTCCTTCAGGCGCAGGTCGGTCTCGGGATTGCCGGTCTCGGGCGCGGTCTGCTCGATCAGCGCGCGCGAAGCCGCGTATTGCGTGGGATCCTGCGCGACCACCACCGCCATATTGTCGGTGTTCTTGTCGAAGGTGTCCTTTTTCCAGGCACCCATCGCCAGCGCCTCGGTGTGCTTGGCCTTTTCGAAGAACTGATAGCGCATGGTCTGCGCGTGTTCCAAGTAGAACTTCTTCGCCGCCGGCGTCGGCATGTTCTGTGCCGACTCGGCGAAATACGTGTCCATGTCCTTGAGGAAATTACCCGCGAGCCCAGGCGCGCCGGGCTTGGCCGCCTTGGCCTGGGCGTCGAGCATCTGGCTCATCGCAATGTGGCCGTCCGAGATGGCCTTGCCGGCGTTGACCCGAGCGTTATCTTCCTCGGCGCGGCGCACCACTTCCTGGCGCTGCGCTTCCACGCGCTGGTCGGCGAGCGCGTCGGCCTGCAGTCCGCTGACCAGGTGTTGCGCGCCCTGGCCGAGCCCGGCCATCGCATCCGAGATGGCGGTATTGGCCGGTGCCGGCGCGGCGCGCGGGCCGGCGGCGCTGGCGGCCTGCGTGCTGCTGCGAAAAATGGGGATCTGTACGTTCATCCGGTGGACAACCCCGCAGTTTTGCCTTTGGCCTTGCCGCCGTAGTAACTGCCAGCGCTCGACAGCAGGCTGGTGCCCGCGCCGATGTATCCGGCGGTTTCCTCGTCGTCGCCCTTTTTGCGCAGCGCGTCGGCCTGCATCAGGTCGAGGTTGCTCTGGTCGGTGTAGCTCTTGGCGCGCAAGGCCCCCTCATAGCGGATGTTCAGGGCGTCCAGCTCGAGGTTCTTCGCCGACTCGCCGATCACGTCCAGGGCGCTGCCCTCGGTGCCGATGCCGGCTTGCAGCAGGCTGCCGCGCTGCTGGCTCAACACATAGTTGTTGTGGCGCTGGCGCTCGGCGGCGTTCTGGGCCGAAGCGTTGAGCGCGCTGTCGGCGGATTGCTTGCTCACCACGGCGTTGTATTCCTGCACCTCCGCTGCCTTGCGCGCCTGGTCGGCCTTCGCGCCGGCCGCCTGCATCTGCCCGGCGGCGCTCACCACGGCGCCGATGATCATTACCCACGTAACCGGATCAGCCATGTCGCACCCACGCGTAGAGGTGATAGTTCTCGCCGGGCCGGTATTCCGGCATACCGTTCGGGGTTTCGTCCTTGAAGCCGAGCAGCCGGGCCCAGAGGTGGCCGGCGGCAAAGTCGTCCTTCACCTGGATTTGAATGCGCCGCATGCCGCTGGCCCGCAGGCGGCGGCGCACGGCACGCGTGATGCCCACCATGTGGTGCCGGAGATCGGCGGCGAGGATGCCCCAGGCCATGCCGTGGCCCGGATCCAGTTCCATGACGCCGCCGCAGGCCAGCACGCGGTCGCCGTCGAGCGCGGTATAGGCATCGCTCATCTGCCGGATGCGCTCGCCGGTGCCATCGTCCTGCAGGGCGTCGGCGAGGAACGCCTGCGCCGGCTGCAACAGCAGGGCGCGCAGGTGAGCAGGCTCGTAGGGCTTAACGGTCATAGACGTGGGTCTGCGGCATCACCGCGACGATCATGGTGGGGAACGGCTGGTTGTTCTGCACCCAGACGCGCGGATCGAAGTTGTAGTCGCCGTCGAACTCGACCAACTTGTCGCCGGTGAACAGCGGCGGCGGCTGGTCCATCGCGTCGCCAGAGGATCGGAACGGCAATTCATCCAGGTGGGCGGAATCGGGACCGTACTGCGCGCCCACGGTCTCGTTAAATCGGATGGCCAGCTTGTTGATCCGGGCGGTCTTGCCCTGGCTGGTGCCATCCTGCGCGCCGGCGTTGAGCCGCATGGTCCAAAGGCGGCAGGGGCAGGCCAGGCCGACCTGCACCACAGAGCCGGGGTACTGCAGCGTGATGGTGCCGCCGACGACCTGCTGCGAGGGGTGGGATGCCCCGTTGTTCAGGATGTTGACGGTTTTCCCCTCCAGGTGGCCCAGGCCGGTGATGATGGTCGTGGTCATCCGCCAGGCGTTCGCAGCGATCAGCGCCGCCGAGGGGAAAACGGCCTCGATGGTGCAGGTCACGTGCGAGGCGTCGGTGTAGCCGGTGATGGTGGCCTTGCCGCTTTTCCACTCAAATGTCACCACGCCGTTGGCATCGGTAGTGCTGGCCAGATAGCGGTAGTGGATGGAACGGCCGACATCTCCAGGGACGAAGGCCGCGCCGCCGGCTGTGAAAATGACGCCTGTTGCGTGCGCCGTGGTGGCGCCGGCGCCGGGCGTGAGGGTGACACCGACCTTGCCGTCGAACGACAGGCCGCAATCGACGTAAAAGGCTTGCTCAATATCGTCTCCATCCTGGTGTTCAACTTCCAGGTATTCGATATAGCGTTTGGTCGCGCCGTTGATGGTTCGCCGCACGATCAGCCAAAGCTCGTTGCGGGTGCCGTCCGGGGTCGGAATGCAGGTCAGCGCCTCGACGACGCCGCCGCCGCCCAGCACATGCCGGTGCCAGCCCACCACGTCCTGCTCGCGGTTGAAGGTCAGCCCGAGCAGCACGCCGTCGCCGCGGCTGTACCAAATCGTGGAATAGGGCTCCTGCTGGTAATCGCTGCTCAACAGCCCGCCCTTGGTGATGTGGTCGCTCAGAACCGTCAGGTCGGTGGACTTGTAATTGTCGGGGCCGTAGTCGTAGGCCATCTCGCGCACCTTGCGGCCGGAGCGCTGCACATAGACCACGCTGGCGCCGATGCGCTGGGGTGCCACCGACTTGCTGCCGTACTCGCTCTGCGGCTGCACGGTGACGTTTTCCGGGCCGAACACCTGGTTTTTCGTCATCTCGGTGCAGCGGAACTCACCGCCGGCGGTGCCGATCAGCAGGTCGGTGCCGGGATCCAGCCATTGCACCTTGTTGACCTTGCGCGCCACGATTTGCACGCTGACCGCGCCATCGGCTACGATCGCGCCCAGCTCGTCGCGCGGGTCGAAGTTCTCATAGTCGCCGGTGACCGACATCCAGCAGTTCTGCCCGCCGGCGAACACCAGGCGCTCGCGGAAAAAAGTCACTTGGGAGGGGTAGCCGTCCGTGCTGTTCCAAGCACCGAGTGCCCAACGGGTCGATGGGTTGCCCGCGCCGACCGCGTTGTTCGGTATGCGGGTCAGAATGGTGGCGGTGACGTGCGTCGAGTCGGTGAACGCGGTAATGCGCGCGAAACCATACCCCGGATCGAGATATTGCCACTGCACGCCCGGGTCACCGTCATACACCGCGCCATAGGTGTGCGTCGGCTTGATGCCGCCGGTGGTGCCGCCGGTGACGCACTCGTAATTCACCCCGTTGGAGCGGATCAGGTTGCCGGCCACATAGCCGGCCTTGGCCGCCTCCCACTGCTTGGTGCTGCGGATGTCCTTCTCGCCCAGGTAGAACAGGCTGCCGACCATATCCACGGTGAACAATGCCGCGCTGGCGGTCAGGGTCGCACCTGCCCCTACCGCGCTGGTGCTGGAATACACGGTGGTGGCGCCGATGTTCTGGGTCTTGAACGGGCCGTTGTTGTTGCCCAGCTCGGTGAGGGTCCAATTCGTCGGGCCGAAGCGGGACAGCTTGCGCGGCTGATAGCTGGGGTGCGCGATGTAAATCACGTCGCCGGACTGGGCAAAGCGCAGCTTCAGCGTGCCGTCCGTGTCGGTAAGGTCCGCCGTCGTGTACGGGGTCGGCAGTTCCAGGATCAGGCCGGTCAGCGGATACCACCAGGTGGGCGAGAGGTTCGGGGTGTTGCCCACGTTGCCGTCTTGCCGGCTGTAGTAGTTGATGCCGCCAGACGAGACCAGCGCGCCGGCCGCGTAGGTGGTGCCGCCGTTATAGGCTGCGGGCGCGCTGATGACCACCTGGCCGTGGTTGGCCCAGAGGCGCATGTACTGGTTGCCGAACTCCAGCACGTAGGCCTGCGTGGTGTTGAACTCGAAGCGCAGCAGCCAGGTCTGCACGGCGTTGCTGTCCTTGACCTCGCCGACAAAGCGGGTGCCGGCGCGGCGCACGGCCGGGCCCTGCACGGTCAGCAGGAAGTTTTCCAGCAGCTTGACGCCGTTGGAGTACTTCCCGAGATCGACGCGGCCATCCAGGCGCGGCGAAAGCTCGCCGGCGTTGAATGTGGTCTGGATTACTGAAGCCTTGCCCATCAGAGCCGCCCGGTCATCCAGGAATCGTCAGCGATGCCCACCGGCGGCTTTTCCAGCGCGTTGGCCATCGACGCGGCGCGGATGGTCTGCTTGTAGTCGTCGGCCGCCGCTTCCCGCTTCTGGTTCGACTGGGTGATGCTCTCGCACGCCTCGTAGGCAAGTTTGGCGGCCAGCGCCTCGGCGAACAGCGCATCGAATGCGCCCGGGTCGGTCACGTCGCTGACAAAGCGGATCTTCAGGGGCGCCGCGAAGTCGCAAAGCAGCGTGCTGCCCTCGATCGCGTAGGGGCTGTCGTCGGAATTGCGATAGTCCAGGCCGGCGGGCGCGCATTGAATTTCGCCAATCTGGGCCAGGCGCAGGAACTCGGCCGGCAGCTGGAAGGCGCGCGCGAAGCCCCAAGC